CAATAAGTTTATCGCCGACTGGGGGAACCACGAAGGCCGTATTTTCGTATATGGTGACGCCACCGGTGGATCGAGAAAAACGTCAGCAACTGAAGGCAACGACTGGGACCTGGTGCGAAACGGCCTATACAGCCACTTCGGACAGGGCCAGATCTTTATGCGCGTACCGCGAGCAAACCCGTCGGAACGGTCACGCGTGAACGCCGTGAATACCCGATTGAAGAATGGCCAAGGACGCGTCCACCTGATGGTGGACCCTGTTGCGGCACCCGAATTGGTGCGAGACCTGGAAGGTGTTCGGCTTCTGAAAGGCGGAAGCGGTGAGATTGATAAGAAGCACGACCCCAAATTGACCCACTTGTCCGATGGCTTAGGTTACTACGTATCCAAGGAATTTCCAGTGCGCAAAGTTCAAACAATCAGTGAGGCCTTGTACTTATGAGTGCAGACGTTAACACCGAAACAACTACCGCGCCGGTAGGCCGAACAACGAAGAACCCCGTTGCGACACCCACTGAGCAGTACAACAGGATGTCGACGAAATGGTCAATTGTTGACGCTTTGTGGGGCGGCACTGAATCCATGCGCGCAGCCGGGCGCAAGTTCTTGCCCCAGATGCCGGACGAACCGCAGGCGGCCTACCGTGCCCGCCTCATGCAGTCAGTCCTGACCAATGTCTACAAAGACACGATTGAAAAGCTCGTATCGAAGCCGCTCAAACAGCCGGTTACCCTGAAAGACGATGTGCCGGAAACTATACAAGCATTCCGCGCCAATATCGACGGGCAGGCCACAGACCTAGACGTATTCACCCGGCAGGTTGGCGAATCGGCCCTAAACCACGGGCTGACGCACATCCTGGTGGATTACCCACAAGCCGACCCAAACACCAGTGTTCTGGAAGAGCGTCAGCAGGACATCCGGCCGTATGCCGTACACTACAACGCCACGCAAGTTATCGGGTGGAAATCAGAGGTGCGCAACGGGCGCAGACATCTGACACAGGTACGCATCCTGGAAGACACTTTCGAAGACGTGGGCGAGTTTGAGCAGGCACGCGTGTTGCGGGTACGCGTCCTGGAGCCTGGTTTTTACCGCACGTATGAGCTCAAGGAAGTGTCCGACGGACAACAGGACTGGGTCCTTGTAGACAGTCACACGGTCATGGCCGCCGGGCAGGTTCTCGATTACATTCCGTGGGTTACTGTGTACTCAGACAAGCGCGGCTATATGGTGGGCGGCCCCGCCATGATGGACGTTGCGTACCTGAATATCACACACTGGCAGTCGGACAGCGATCAGCGAAACATCCTACACATTGCCCGGGTACCGATCCTGTTCGGTTCCGGCCTGGGGGACGAAGAGAGCATCATAAAGCTGTCGGTCGGTTCCACAACGTTCATTAAAGGCCAGATTTCCAGCGATTTAAAGTACGTGGAGCACAGCGGAAAGGGCATCGAGGCAGGGCAAAAGGACCTTGAAGTGTTGACCGAGCGCATGGCATCACTGGGCCTGAACATGCTGGCACGCAAACCGGTTACCAGTAACAGCCAGACAGCGACCGCGCGCAGCCTTGACCAATCAGAGGCCGACAGCCCGTTGTCTATGTTCGCGCGCGAGCTGGAAAGCGCCTTGGAATCGGTGTTTGATTACTTCGGCCAGTTCCTGGGGCTAGGTCCTGATTCGGGCGGCAGCGTTGAACTGTTCAAGGACTTCAGCCTGACACAGCGCGATGTCGACGATATCAAGGAACTGGGCCAGATGAGAGCCCGCGGTGATATCAGCCAACTTACGTATTGGCAGGAACTGAAGCGCCGCAACCTGTTATCCGATGACTTCGACGCCGAAACAGAGATCGACCTCCTAGACCTGGAATCTCCAGGCGACCGTCCGGGCATCACCGAAGACGAACTGGAGCAGGGCAACGCGGTCGGTGATGAGGCGGGCGAGGCCGACGGGCACGTGCACACCTTGCAAGCCAATGGGTATACGAATATAGTTAAGGGGCACCGGCACAAGTGGGAGGTTACCGGCAGCGAAACGTCGGAGGCCAACGCCCACCGGCACCCGCTCGGAGAGCAGGTCTCCGTCGAGGAGCAGCGCGACGAAATGGACGAAGGAGCGTAACGTATGCACACACACGACGTACCGTTGCACGATGTGCTGGGGTGCCTGGTTTTGGGCTTAGCTATCGGGTGGCTGTGGCGGCCACGGGCGGTACACCCCGGGATTGTGGCATTACGGACGTTTTTATGGCGGGCGTGGTATGCAATACCCTTCGTCATTTACGTAAGTCAGCTTATTGCGCAAGACCGCAAGAAAAGCGGCGAAGATTGATTTTTTAACTGTAGGGAGTTCAATATGTTAGGTTTACCTTTTTCTGTAGCGGTTGGAATCGTTATTGGCTGGATTTGGAAGCCGATATGGGCGCTACCTTTCGTGGCGTATGTGCATGGCCTGATTGCCAGGTTTCGGGCGAGCCAATAACGTGCCGACGTCAGTTTCCGCTAAGGTCCAGGACGATATGATCGAGCAGGCCATTCAGTTGGCCCGCGTCGACGCTGGGTTGCAGCGTAAGATCGATGACCGCCTTGACCAGCTGGGCGCTGACCTTAAAGCACTCACACTTAACGTGGATGTGGCAGGGACGCCGCGCAGGGATGCACAAGTGCGGCGTATGGCGAAGCTCGATAAGCAGAGCCGCGAACTGATCCGCGTTGCTTACGCCGAGATTAACACACTGACGAAAAGCGTCCTTTCGGACGTGGCCAAGGTGACCTCAGCGGCTTTTGTTAACTCCTTGGAAGAGAACATACCGTAATGGACAAACTAATCAATGAACTAGACGCCCTGCCGCTTGATCAGTACCTTTCGGTGGTACAACAGACCAGTAACGTGCGGTACGAAGCTATGCGGCGTATCACGGCCAAAGCCAGCTTGCTGTATGAATTATCGACTATTTGTTCGCGCTACGCCCGACTTTTAAAGGGGTAATACGTGGCAAAACAAATCGCGTTTCAGGGTAAAGAGCTTGACGCCAATACTCGCAACGCCATTGCCGCAAATGTTCTCGTTGAGGGCGCCCGGCCGCTGTCCTGGTGGCGCAAACAATCGAACGATCTCCAGGGCAAGTTTATGCGCGAAATGCGCACGTCACTGGAGAACGGCGAATCCGCGGCGCAGGCGGCGACCCGGATAACCGGCGGCACCATTAAAGGTGTCCAGGTTCCTGGCATCATGAATACTTCGAAGAGAAACGCCAATACCTTGGCGCGAACCGCGCTCAACAAGGTCACCAACGAGGCGCGAATCGCGTCGTTCGAAGCGAACAGCGACATGGTGAAGGCGCTGAAACAGATAAGCACACTCGACAACCGGACAAGCGAAATATGCATTGCCTACGACGGCCAGGTTTGGGAGAACACGCCGGAGAAAAAGCCGGTTTCGCCGTCTACGCTACCCTTCAATGGCGGCCCGCCGCGGCATTTCAACTGCCGGTCAACGCTCGTGCCCGTGCTCAAGAGCTGGGAGGAACTCGGTATACCAGCCAAGGAACTGGAGCCGAGCACCCGGGCGAGTATGGACGGCCAAGTGCCGGAAGATACGACATTCGACGACTTCCTGAAATCCAAGGGCACAGAGTTCCAAAACAAAATACTGGGGCCGGCGAAAGCCCGGCTGTGGCGAAGTGGCAAGATTACGCTGCAGCAACTCGTTGATTTCAGGGGCAACCCGCTATCTGTGGAGCAGCTGGAAAAGATAGTCGCCGCAAAGGCATCTAAGGCGCGGGCAGCGGCGAGCGTGGCCAAGACAGCGGCGGATAAAAAGGCGGCAGCTGTGGGTGCGGCGCAAAATTCCATGCGCACTGCAAAGCAGTCCGTAGCCACGGCAAAGCGCACACTGGAGACCGGGCAGCAGAGCCGGGCGGCATCGAAAGCAGCTAGGCTGTCCATTGAATCTGCTGAAACGACACTGGAGGAAGCCGGCGCAGCGGTGAACCGCGCGAAAAACCTCACTGATATCAAGGCCGTTCGCGCCGAAACAGCGGCCGCGCGTCAATTCATCCGGGCGGCGGAACTGGCTGCCGCTGCCGCTGCTGGCGTATTATTGGCGGCGGAGGATGAGTAATGGACGACGTAACCGCCCGGCGCCACAGCCAAACCCCTGACTACGTAATAAACCTGCAGGCGACCGGCGTCATGCTACCGTCGGGAAAGGTAAGTTGGCGCCTAAACACGTCCGACACCCGGTTTTCCAGTAAGCACAACCCGAAAGGCCTAACGTCCATATGGTGGGCGGGCCTGTTCGCTGACTGGGCTAAAAGTTTCCTTAACAGGGGCTTGCAAAACAAAAAATGAATCCTGTACAATGGGTAAGTACACACTAAAACTCTGACCGGGATGGTATAAAATGACTTTGAAAACTTTTGTGGAATCACTGGAAGGCGTAAGCGAAGAATTACGCGACGAATACGTCGAAGCTGACGGCGGTTTTCAGCTTAAAATTTTGAGCGGCTTTGTGGCGAAAGACAAAGTCGAGAACGTTGACGGCCTGAAGTCGGCACTGCACAAAGAGCGTGAAAACGCCCGCGCCGCAGCCCGCAAAGCCCGGGAGCTTGAAGAGCAGTTCGGCGGCTTTGATCCGGATGAGCTGACACAGCTCCGCGACGAAAAGGCCAAGGCCGAAGAGCAGCGCGCGCAGAAAGCGGGCGAGTGGGATAAGCTCAAGACCCAGATGGCGGGTAAGCACGACCAGGAGATCGCCGAACGCGACAAGAAACTGGCGGACCTGACGAACGCTTACAACAACCAATTGATTGATTCGGCAGTGGTTACGGCCATTGCAGCAGAGAAAGGCAACGCGACGTTGCTGAAGCCTCACGTTGCCAGCCGGGTCAAGGTAGTAAAGGACGAATCCGGAACTTTTGGCGTACAAGTTGTCGACGACGCCGGCAACCCGCGCGTGGATAGTTCTGGTAAGTTCATAAGTGTTAACGATTTCGTGAAAGAAATGCGGGACCAAGACACTTTTGCAGGTGCTTTCATCGGCGCGCAAAGTTCAGGGGGCGGGACCCCACCGGGCAGCGGCGAAGGTGGCGGTGCAGGCGCAAAAGGTGGGATACCTTCAGATTTGAAACGCAGCAGCATGACGCCGCGGCAAAAGGTGGACTTCATAATGGAGCACTCCGACGCGGAATATCAAAAGCTGCCTGCATAACCGCAACTTTTTGATTTAAGGAGTCATTAAAATGGCTGAAGGTACACGCGAAAGCTTTGCGGCGGTCGGTCGACTGCCCGAAGGCTTGATTTATCCCGATTTGGTGCACAGCGGCATGGTGGAAACCTTGACGCAGAACACCGACGCTTTCAACGCGGCTTCCCGCAGTGCGATTCGCCTTGTTACGCAGCAGCGTATGGGTGATTTTCACCAGGAGTCGTTTTTCAAGAACGTTTCCAACATTGTTGGTCGTCGACTGGTCAATGTTTCACCGGCAAACCCGGCGGTAGCTTCGTCTGCGGTCCCTGCCGATGAGCACATTTCCGTTAAGGTCAACCGCCGGATCGGTCCTATCGATCAGACCCTTGACAGCTTCAAGAAGATGGGCATGAACCCCGACTTCCAAGTGTTGTCTTTCCTGCTGGGCCAACAGATCGCCAAGGCGATGCAGGTTGAACAGCTTGACACCGGTCTGCGGTCGGTTGTTGCCGCTATCTTGGGTCAGGCTGCACTTGTCAATGACGGCGCCGCCAGTCCCCCGGCCACGCTGGACACGCTGGACCTGGTCAACGGTCTGGCTAACTTCGGTGACGCGGCTGATCGCGTGGTTATGTGGGTCATGCACAGCAAGGCCTATTATGACCTGGTGAAAGATCAGATCGTGCGCAATATCGACGGTTTGTCCAACTTCAACGTCGCCAGCGGTACCCCTGTCACGCTGAACCGTCCGGTTCTGATCACTGATAGCGCCGCACTCGTTACGCAGGGTTCGCCCGCTGTTAATCGGTACACCACGCTTGGCCTTGTTGGCGACGCGGTTGTGCTGGAAGACAGCGAAGCGCCGACCATGGTTAACGAGATCGTGACCGGTAAACAGAACATCGTTACCCGGCTCCAGGGTGAATTTGCGTACAATGTGAGCTGCAAAGGCTTCAAGTACGACGTCGCAAATGGCGGCGTGAACCCTGACGACACCACGTTGGCCACTTCCACCAACTGGGACAGCGTAATGGACAGCGTGAAAGACCTGTCCGGCGTTGCAATCCAGAGCAACTAAAGGCAGTATCGACTACGGGGGCTTCGGTCCCCGTAGTTTTCAATTTTTTACGGGAGCACATAATGTCAGAAGCACAGATCGACGACGGCCGAAGAGTGGCCAAAATCTATTTCAAGCGCGGCAGCGAAGCACTTGTCAAGGACCTTGCGGCTAGTATCCGCAACCAAAAATCACACGCGCACTTGATTGACCAGCAGCATTTCACCGGCCCGGACACTGTTTTGGAGGCTAACGCCGTACTGATCCAGGCAACGGCGCCCAAAGCGCGGCTGATAGGGCGCTCATACGCGCAGTGTGGTACCCCTGGGACCGAAGTCCTTTTCTTCGATGGCGAAGGTAAGATTACCCAGATGGAGCTCACCGAGCCGGAAGAGTCTTTCGCGACACTACTTGGCGTCGCGAAAACTGACACAGGCGGAAGCAATGACGAACCTGAAAACACAACTGAGCGCCCGGATGCCGGAATTCTGGGCGAAGAAACCCCAAAGCCAGCCCGTCGCCGTAAAAAGCGCAGCAGACCTGCGGACGCTGAGAGCGGGGATTCCACCGGAAACGCGGAAAGTTCCGAGTCTTAACGGCTTTTTGATCGAAAACCTACGCGGCCCAGCGATCAAGCTGGGCTGCACCGTGGTTTCCGGACACACGGCCGAGCTCCATATTATCTCCAGCCGCACTAAATCGGTGCTGCTATATGCCAGCGCGTTCTATAGAAAGCCCATGTTTGAGGGCGCAAGCTACGTCAAGCCTCCGACCCTTCCAGGTAACGTAACCCTGTGCGAAAACGACGACGCACCACCACCGGTGGGTATGCTTGTCACTTTCGACAAGAGCGCCGCCCGGTACGGTGAAATCGAGTTCGTCTCGGGGGCGCGCATCATGGGACCTGTGGAGTTCGTCAAGGTGTACCTAAAAGGGCGTAAATTCAACATAGTAACCCGCTGGCACGATTTTATTTGCGTCGAGATAGTTTAATCAAGAGCGGTGTTTTGCTGTATTCACTATGCTATACTAATACTTGCATCAAAAACCATCGTATTTAACAGCGGAGTGTATTGAAAATGACTGTTGGAGTAACTGAGCTATACGCAAATGGCATCAAACGGCTTTCGGGCGTTGGCGCCGGTTCGCCGACCCCATGCTACCCCTGGGACGCGCCCGACGCTGGTGCATTTATGTTCGTACTGGCATCCAGCGCTTACACCCCTGTCTTTACGCACAACGACATGACGGACGTGACAGGCGAGATTGTGGCCGGAGACGGCGCGCCGATCGACGTCGCGAACAGGTCTATCACTGTTTCCGGAAGTCCTACTCGGACGCGCTATAACAGCGACGACGCAAACTTCGGCACGAGTGTCACGGTAACGGCGAAATACCTGCTGTGTGTGAAACCCGCGACCCCGGGAAGTTTCGTTAACGACGCCACGACCGAGCTTGTCTGGTACGTCGATCTGGAAGTAGCGAGCCCGAACCCCGGCGACCCGGCCAGTGTCAGCTCGGATTTCAGGATAAATCAGCCCACTGAAGGGTGGTTCACTGCACACCAGGCGTAACGTAAGGACGCTATCGGAGGCGCCACGATGATTATCAGCCATTCACTATTGTCGTCGGTGCCTTCAGGGGACCGCGACTACGTTAAATACGAGTTTGTCCACGACGACGCCGGCGGGCGCGTGGACATCATTGAGAAGCTGGTGCCGCAAGGTTTCGACACGACAGCGGACCGTATTTCGATGATACCCGCGTTAGAACAGGCGGCCGCGGACGAAGAGATTGGCGACGCTATTTCGCGCGCCGAAGCGGGGCAGAACCCCGACCTGGTACCGCCGCTGTTTCAGGATCAAAACGACTACGACCGCCGGGTGCTGGGCCGCTGCATGCAGTTCGCCGATGTGGCAAGCCATGGAG